AAACTCTTTCGCTCGTGACATGATTGCTGCAACACTTCGCAACGATTCAACTGCGTGGGAACGCCTACATCGTCACCAAGCTGAAGTTGCTGTTGAAATGCGTGACATTTCTCGCACCGACGGTTCTGGTGGAGATTTCGTACCACCAATCTACTTGATCAACGAATATGCTGAGTTCGCTCGTGCGGCTCGTGTTACTGCAAACCTTGCCACCACAATGGCACTTCCAGCAGGAACTGACAGCATCAACATTCCACAGATCACAACTGGTACTCGTACCGGTTTCCAAGCTGCTGACAACTCAAGCACTTACGCTCCAACAAGTCCTCGTGACATTGTTTCAGCGACTGTGTCTGCACCTGTCCGCACAATCAGTGGTTTCCAGAATGTGTCAATCCAACTTGTTGAACAGTCACCAATCGCTGGTGGTCTTGACAAGCTTGTGTTCGGCGACCTAATGGCTGACTACGCATTGCAGTTGAACACTGCTGTTGCTGGTGCTGCTGATGGTACATCAAACAACCTCAAGGGCTTCACTGCACTTGGAACGGATAGCACCAACGGTATTCCAACAACATGGACTGAAACAACACCTTCTGCAACTGGTGGCTTGACTGCTATCACGAAGGCAATCAGTGGCGTTGTCAATGCACGTTACAAGGATGTAGAAGCAATCGTCATGAGTGCTTCAACATGGTACTGGTTAGCATCACAGGTTGACGGTCAGAGCCGACCAATCATCGTGCCTACTGGCAATGGTCCGTTCAATGCTGGTGGCGTTACGACTGCTCCTGGTGCTGCTGCTGGTCTAGTCGGAACAATCTACGGCGTTCCAGTGTACGTTGATGCAACTCTTAAGAATGCTCAAGGAACAAACCAGTCACCAATTCTTGTTGGTAAGTTCTCTGATTCATACTTGTTCGAATCTGGTGTTAAGACTCGTGTTCTTCCTGACGTATTGTCAGCGAACCTCACAGTCCGTTTCCAGGTCTACGGTTACGCTGCATTAGCTCACCGTTTCAACAAGGCTGTTTCAGCAATTACCGGCACAGGTACTGTGACACCTTCAGGCTACTAAGCCTCGTTTTGATGGTGGCGACCTCAGTGATGGGGTCGCCACTGTCATTCACACAATCAAAAATCAGGGGTTGATTTTATGGCAGGGATGAAAACTATTTTGCTAGAAGCTGCAACGGCTTTGCAAAAAGTTTTGGATAACGATGGCACGATTGAGCAAGTGTTAGAACTTCTTGATCATGTGCAAGATTTTCCGTCGAGTGAGCGTGAAACTCGATGAGGTCTAAAGAAACTGTGTGCATTGCAATTCCGCACGATGGAACTATTGATGCTCAACTCACGCTTGATTTGGTGACGTTGATGCGTGAGCGTAAGACTCGCATTGATTCACTTCAAATGGTGCAGGGCACTGGGCTTCTGGCTCGGACTCGCAACATTATTGTGAAGAACTTTTTGGATGATTCTCACGCTGACTGGTTGTTCATGCTCGATAGTGACCAAACTTTGTCGGTGGATGTTTTCGACAAGCTGGTGGATACTGCCCATAAGGATGATAAGCCGTTTGTCGCTGGTTTGGTTTTTGCCCAATTTTTTGATGATGGCGTGTTGCGACCTGTGCCGGCTATCTATAACTTGCATGAGTCTGGTGCGATGTTGCCCATTGATGACTATGCCAAGGATTCTGTGATTCGTATTGATGGTTCTGGCACTGGTGCGATTCTTGTTCACCGCAGTGTTCTTGAGGCTGTGCGTGAGAAGGCGAATCCGAATCAGGGAACTGACTGGTGTTGGTTCTTTGATGGTGCTATTGATGGCCGTTGGTTCAGTGAGGATTTGCTTTTTTGTCGCAAGGTTGGTGCTTTAGGTTTTCCTATCTTTGCCCACACTGGTGCGATTCTTCCTCATCACAAACAGTTTTGGCTTGATGACCGTCATCACGATCAGTGGAAGTCGGTTACTAATATCTAATCTCTCAACCCCAGTGTTACCCCTGCCACTGGGGTTGAGTCTATTTTCTAGGAGTGTGCATGGCTACGAATTATCCAGGTGCTGTTGATTCTTTCGTCAATCCGACGGCAACAGATACTCTCGATTCGGCTACTGTTCCTCACGCAGCTCAACATGACAATATCAATGATGCGATGTCTGCTGTGCAGGTGACTCTTGGTGTGAATCCGCAGGGATCATCGGCGACGGTTGTTGCCCGATTAACTGCGTTGGATTCGACGGTTGCTGGTAAGGCTGCCACGAATCAGACAATGTATGTGGGCACGACTGCTCTTGCGATTAACCGTTCTTCAGCTTCTCAGACGTTGACTGGTGTCAGTATTGACGGCAATGCTGGCACTGTCACGAATGGTGTTTATACGTCAACGACTTCGTTGCCGAATGTGACGTCGGTGAATAGTACGACTATTCCTGCCTCGGCTACTTTGTTGACTTCGTCATCGACTCTTGACGCAACGAAACTTTCGGGCACTGCATCAATCAACACGACTGGTTCTTCAGCTAGTGCGACTGGCAATGCTGCGACTGCGACTGCTTTGCAAACTGCTCGCAACATCAATGGTGTTTCTTTTGATGGCACTGCGAACATCACTGTTGTTGATGCGACTAAGTTGCCTTTGACTGGTGGCACGTTGTCTGGTCAGTTGGCGGTTAGCACTTCTTCAACTTCTGTGCCACAGGTAACGGTTCAGCCGACTGGTTCTTTCACGAAGTCGGTGACGAGTATTACTTATGTCACCAGCACTGTTGCTTCAATAAACTTGTCGGACACTAAAGGTTTTTGGGTTGGTCAGGTAATCACTGGCAGTGGTTTCGCTGCGACTGCGTATAACACTTCTATGACGATCACTAGCATTACGGCTAATACGTCTATGGCTGTGACTGGTACTGGTTTCACTGCTGGTGGTGCTGCGACTGGTACTTTGACGGCTTCTGGTACGCCTGTGAATGTGCAGGAATGGCAATCTTCCACTGGCACTGCTGTTGCTTCTGTTGATGGTTCTGGAAACATTACTGTTCTTGGAAACTTGAAAACGTCTAGTGGTTCAAACAGTGTGACGGTTGCACCTATGACTGTGACTCTCGCTGGTGCTGCTAATACTGTCACTATTGGTTCTGGTGCTATCACTATGAGTGGTACAGCTGGTACAGGTATCAATGCCGGTTCGAATGCTATTCAAACAACTGGCAACATTAGTGGTGCAACAATTACTGCCACGACATTCAGTGGTTCTGGTGCAAGTCTGACAAGTATTCCAACGACTGCATTGACTGTCACTGGTTCTGGCACAAACGTGGTTACCGATACAGCACCGACAATCAGCAGTCCTATTGTTGGCTCTGGTACAACAATCTATAAAGCCAACTCAACACCTTCGACAGTCACAACTGCAATTACTATCGCGCAGATGCTTAACGGCGCAGTAAACGTGAACGGTGCAAGTATAACTTTGCCAACTGCATCAACAATGTCTGCATCTTGGGCTGGTGGTGACGGCACAAGCATTGAATGGTCTGCAATTAACATTCTTGGTAGCACATCAACTTTGACTGGTGCTACTGGTCACACTATCGCCACAAGTAACAACGCCGCTGTTGTCACTAACAGTTCTGGCAGATTCATGACTCGTAGGACATCATCTAGCACTTATGTGACTTATAGGTTGTCGTAATGACTCACAAGAATCCGAACTGTCGTTCTGGTTGTAAAACACAGGATCATGATTCCTATGGTGAGTGTTTGAAGGATGCCAGCATTGCGATTGATAAAACAAGTTTGAAGGTGAAGTGACATGGTTGCTCAGACTGTGATGAGTCCTCGAACTCCGACCACTGTGTCGAGTTTTATTGCTCTTTACAATTCAGCTTTTGTCTACGATGCCACGATTGCCTATAACGCTTCGAGTGTTTCGGCTACTTCCGGCAGTATTGCTCAACGGTCTGTCACGTCAGCTGTGGCTAGTCCACGCACTGTGTCGGCCTCTTCTATGAAAGCGAGATAACTGATGGCAAGTTTTGACCTTGGCGATGTTGTTGCTCTTGGTATCACTATCACGAATGCTGCTGGTTCGGCTGCGAATGCTGGTTCTGTTGCGTGTACGGTGACTTTACCTGATGGCACTTCGGCGACTCCGAGTGTGACTAATTCGGGCACTGGTCTTTATGACATTGCTTATACTCCGTCGCAGTCTGGTCGGCACTTGATTCGTTGGGTTGCCACTGGTGCAAATGCTTCTGCGTTCACTGACGAGTTCACTGTCCGAGATTTGACGACACTGCCAGTGGTTTCGTATGACAGTGTTTTGGAGCATTTGAATATTCCGGCATCGTCAGCGAATCAGGAAGAAGTTCGCCGGTTCATTGATGCTGCTCAGGATTTGGCTGAGAATTATGTGGGTGCGGTTTTGGGTCGTCGCACGATTTCTAGTGAATTGTATGACGGCAATGTTGATGGGTTGCGTTTGCGTAATCCTCGGGCTGTGTCGGTGACGAGTGTTTATGAGAATGGCACTTTGTTGGATTCGAGCCAGTATCAACTTGATCCGACTGGTCAACGGTTGTATCGGTTGACGACTTCTAGCTTGTCGGCTAATTCTTTCGGTGCGTATGGTTATTGGGCTGGTGGCGTGAATAGTGTGTCGGTGACTTATGTTGCTGGTTTTGCTGTGACTCCGCCAGCGGTTCAGCAGGGTGTGTTGGAAATCATTCGTCATCTTTGGCAGACTCAGCGTGGTGTGACGAATGTGATGAGTCGTACTGGCATGGGTGATGATTTCTATCCGACACCAACTTATTCGTTGCCTCGTCGTGCGATGGAGTTGCTTGACCCTGCCAGCCTTCCTGGGTTGGCGTAGTCATGGCTACCACTGCACTGCCACAAGTCATAAACGGCATTCTGACGGCTTTTAACAACAGCACCGACCTTTCAGGTGTCCGCATCTTTGACGGCCCTGAAATCGATGCCTCGTACCCTGGCGACTTTATCGCTGTCGGGCATGACGGCACTGAAGATGGCACTGTGTCCGTATCGACTGTGAACCAAGATTTCATCCAGTTGGGTAATTTCAAACAGTTTGAGGATGGCTCTGTCGAGTGCTGGCTTTCGACGTGGGATGGCGGTACGTCGTTGACTGCTCGCCGGGCACGAGTAGCGACCTTGTTGTCAGCTGTTGACACTGCCCTTCGTGCGGATGTGAGCCTTGGTGGTTCATGTATTTATAGTCGTTTGGCATCTCATTCGATGTCTTACATTCAAGCCAACAATGGTGTCGCTATTTCGGTGACGTTCAGTGTTGAATATCGAGCCAGAACCTAGGAGAAGAATCATGGCAAAGATTAAGAACGTGTCACCTTTGGGTGACTTGTATGTGCCGAGCCTCGGTATTGAAGTGGCTTTCGGTGAAACAACAGATGTCCCTGATGATGCGGCGGCAAGTTTGCTTGACCAGCCTTTCAACTGGGCTTCAGGGGATTCGAAAACAACAACCCCAGCCGTCGTGGCTGATACTCAAGGAGAATAAACATGGCTATTGGTGCTGGTATTGGTGCGAGTCTGGGCATCAAAACGGAAGCGACTTTCAACACTGCGGTGACAGTGGATCACTTCTACGAGTTCAACAGTGAGTCAACGAAGTATGTGAAGAATACTGTTGTTGGTCAAGGGCTTCGTGCTGGTGGTCTTGTGCCACGTTCGCAACGTCGTGTCGTGACCACGTTCGCCGCTTCGGGTGATTTCGAAATCGATTTGCCTTCGAAGGGTTTGGGTCTGCTCCTTGCCCATGCAATGGGTTCATTCCCTACACCAACAACGACTGCTGGTGTGTCAACGTATCTTTTCACGCTTGGTGATCCTTACACGAAATCTTTCACTACCGAGGTTGGTGTGCCTGAATACGATGGTCAGATGACTTCGAAGAAGTTGACTGGTTGCAAGATTGCTTCGTTCGATTTGTCTGTTGGTGCTGGTGACATTGCTAAGGGTAAGTTCAGCATTGATGCTGCTGGTTTGACTCAGACTGAGGCTAGTGTTGCGACACCTTCGTTCTCAGCTTCAACGAACTTGTTCCATTTCGCTCAAGGTGTCATCACCGATAACGTGTCCACAACGTATGCCAACATCAAGGACTTCGACCTCAATGTTGACAATGCGTTAAAGACTGACCGTTACAACCTTGGCTCTTTGGGTGCGAAGCAGGAACAAATCATCAACGGTTTCCGCAACATCACTGGCAAAATCACAGCCGAGTTCACCGACG